ACATGTGAGTGAGCAGCTTCGATGTCATCAATCTTGAAAGCGTAGTAGTTAGCTTGGTCAACAACCAAGGTGAAGTCTTCATCATTCAGATCTTGAGCAGTGATCTGTGTGCCACGGGCGTAGCTTTGAACAGACACTTCAGGTTCTTTAATGATTTTGACACTGTCGCCCATGTTTGCGATTTCACCAAAGTAATCATTATTGGTGATGTCTTCAACAGTAGACGCTTTACGGAATGCAAGCTGTACTTGCTTGCTATAGATTACGGGCGAGAAATTACCATTAGGTAAATTTCCGTGACCGGATGCACTTGGAAAAGCCATTTTAATATCCTCCTAGATATGTGTTAGGCATATAATTAAATACGCTGAACATCACCACAGAGGCTGTATTTGATGGGTGTGTATAGAACAGGGATGCCTCCACTTGTCTATACAGGCCAACAAACTTCAGGTTGTTCTGACAGTTTATTGTTTTGCGTGACAGATAACTCTATAGGGTAGGGTAGCTAGCATTGTTACGGCCTATAGGAGCAAGACTAGATACCTAGTCCTGCTTAAAGTTATACCAGTTGTTTCAGGTTTGTCAATACTTAACGAGCACTTCCGCTAATATCGTATACAAACTTACCTGATTGTAATGCTTTAGCAATAGCTTCTTGGTTCTTTTCATATTCAAAGGTAGACATTTTACTTACCTGTGACTCATAAAAGACACCATCTTTGCTTTCACCTGTAGGTGCAGAACGACTTCCCCGTGTATTAACACTCTCTGCTGCACCACTATCTTTGCTTTGTTTCTTAGTCTTAATACCTTTATCAGCTTTGTATAAGTCGATAGCACGGGCAGCAGCCCTAGCATCACTCTCATTATCATACAAAGCGTCCTGTACCCACTTAGGTTGTTCATCAACCCAGCTATGAAATTCATCATCATCACGAATAGCATCAAAGTCTGGATGCAAACGCATCAATTCAGCTTCTGCTTTGTCTTTAGATGTCTGATGCTCACGCTCATCTAGCTGTTTAAATCGTTCATCCAACGCTTGGGTTTGTTCCTTAGCCTTTTTAATTGCAATGGTTTCAACAATCTTTGCAACATCAGGATAGGCTCTAGCCCACTCACTTAGTTCTTCTTCACTCTTAGGAAGCTTAATCTGCTTCTCTGTGCTGCTCTGTAGCTGTGAGCGAAGCTCATCAATTTGCTTCTGCAAAGTGGTTTGTTGTTGCTGAGAATGTCTACGCAGATCTCCGTAACGCTTTTTAAAGCTCTTCTCTTCTGCGCTTAAGTTGCTATCATCACCATTATTATCTTCTGGTGGATTGCTCTTATCTTCAGCCAATTGTTTCAACTCAGCTTCTTCTTGTTCAATCCTATCCTTGTTAGCATTACGCTTACCAAAGGGAGAGAAAGCCTGAGCCTGTTGATTCTGGTTAATTACCGCTTCTGTCATAACATACCTTTTAAGTTGGGGCTAACTGTAGCTGCATAGCAGGGAGATAGGTAGCCATATGGTGGGAAATTGTTGACACTCACCAGCCCACCTCTGGTTTGAGTATGCTAATTATATAGTATTATTTCTTAGAGGCAATGCCTCTTTTTTGAGCAAGTGTTGGTTTCTTTGTGCGCTTAGCAACTAAGCCACCTTTAGCAAATGCGCTATCTCCATCTGCTCCAGTACCGGGACCTCCTCCAGTATTACCACTACCATCTGTACCATCACTACCTCCACTTGTATTACCACTATTATCAGCAGCAGCGGTAGCAGCAGTAGACCCAGCTACACCCATACCATTTGTTGAAGTACCTTCAGAAACCCCCTCTGAAATTGAAGCATCATCAATACCTAATGCAGCAGCATTAGCTGCTAAGCCTTCTGGTGTAGAAGAATCAATACCAGCAGCGTTGGCTGTACCTACAGCAACAGAAGAAGGATTAGCATTTGTAAGACCATCAATAGCATTGGCAATGGCTCCAATGGCAATACCAATAGCAGAGTTACCAATAGCAGTGCCAGAGATACCTGTACTTGTTCCTACATCAGCACCCCCAGTTGGGCCTGTTGGACCATCGCCACCAGACTCAACTATCCCTGTAGCTGTAACAACTTCTTTCTTATCATCAGTCTTCTTAGTCTCTGCAATAAATTGACCAGCAGAACCAGCAAACTCATAACCAGCAGGGATGGCTATGGAAGGCTTATCATTGAAGAAGGTGATATACATCACTCTGCCTTCTTTATTCTTATAAGCTCTAACATCTAATGCTGGATTGGTAAGAGATGTTCTAGGAATGTTATATTTATTAAGAAGGTCTACACCGGGTTCATTGAAACCACCAGCAGCAAACTTCTTCTCTCCCATCTGCTCTCCCTCAACTTCTTTCATGATGTCATCAATCTCAGAATCAAAGCCTTCTTCATCTTCATGTAGAGCTTCTGGGTTAGCCACCTCTTGTGAATTACCCATCTGACCAATCTCTGCCATGCGAGACAAGCCTTGCTTAGCTTCATCACGAAGCTTCATCAATCTCTCAAGACCAATGTAACGAACAACATCAGCAGGAATGACAAACTCACCTTCGCTTATTTTTACATCAATGTCATCTCTCACTTCGTTCTGTAAAGAACCCGGAGGTACATCATTACCTGACACAGGATCTACTGTGCCGCCTTGATCATTCATGCCGCCTTCAGCGAACAATCTATTCATATCGTTTGATGCCATACCACCCTCTGCAAATTTATTAGAAGCTTCTGGTGCTGGAAATTTCTCATTACCAGCACTAGATGCAAATGGACTCATACCTTTATTAATTCTGAACTTTGCCCATGATTCAGCTTTATCATAAATTTCATCAGTGGGTTGTTCACCCTTTAATAAAATATCAAGTTCTGCTTTAGACAGAGTTGGAACAATTAATGGATATTCTACTTTTTTACCTTCGTATTCAAACTCAGATGATAGCTCTGTAGAACTGTCACCATCAGGTCTTTTTAAGTCACCAAAAAATCCCTTACCTTTAGGTGAGATAGACCCATGCCGCATCCCATAAGGAGCAACCCCTTTATCAGTAAAGTTATCTTTCGACATTAACTTCATCCTTTAGATATTTCAATCTGCGTAAAGCAGCAATGGCTCCTTGAGCCTTTCCAATCTCACGCATATCTGAAGCTTGTTCCAAATCTCTTTGCTTGTTTTCAATTTCAGCATCAAGCAAATCTAGGAACGCATCCCATGTCACATGAGTGTTTACAAAGCCTTTAAGCTTGGGGAGGTACAGCTTGGACATTACCAGCAAATCCTTGTTCACCCGGAACTGGTGCAGCACCAATACCGATATTTCCACCACCACCACCAGTCATATCAGCCACTGGAGGAGGACCACCTTCAGGACCAGCAACAGGTGGAGCACCCTCTGCTGGTGCTGTAGCTTGCTGCATCATCAATGCTTGACGCATAGCTTCATCCATGTTGTTAGTCACCTTGTCTGGATCAAGGTCCATGCTCTTAGCAATCTCACGAATGATGTAAGGAAACTTAGCAAAGGGCATCAATGCAGGAGAGCTTGCAATTTGCAAGAACTGCATCAAGCGTTGGCTTCTGACCTCATTAGCCATCAAGCTCTCTGTGCCTCTAGCTGTAACTTCTAAGTCGCCCTTGATAGAGTTATCAAAGTCAAACTGCATGTTGAAGCTAAAGAACGCCTTACCCAAAGGAGCTAACAAATAATCATCCACATTCTTGATGATGGTTTTAACACTACCTGATGCAGCATTCATCAACATAGAAATGCCAGAGGCTGTTCTTCCTACACCACTCACACCTGTCTGTCCGTGTGCAAACGATGGCATACCTGTAGACTCATCAGCAAGCTGCCTAGCTTTATCAAACAGTTGCAAGTTCTCAGCAGCCACATTAGGAAACTTAGTTCCAAACAAGCTTTGACCGGGAGCACCACCCTGTCGCCTAAACACTTTACCGGGATAGACAGACATGTCTTGTCCGGGAACAAGGTTGGTTTCATCAACCTCAAACACAAGGTTGCCAGACAACACTGCATTATCTACAGCCATACGCATAAAACCATTCATGAGGGTCTGGGTGTCATCCATGTTTTCGGCAACACCAATGCCAAATAGAGAGTAGGGGTTTAATTCGCAAGGAGCAGCGTAATACGGAATGTTGGCTGGCTTAAACGGATTCAATACTAAACGAATCACTTTATTGTTGCAGAACCATACATTGGCTTGCAACTCCTTAGCTTCCAACAAAGCATCAGGAATATCAATGTCGTTTTCTTTGAGCATGTCAATATCAACATTGCCCCAATATTCCAACACTTCAAATCTATCTACTCCCAAATTGGGAGCATAGTCTCTCAAGTCATCTTCCCAATACTTCTTAGTATAGGTGGCCCCCATTTCAATAACATCTTCAATGACATTGCTTCTAAACAAAGGACGATTCTTCAAAGCCCTCAGTTGTGTAGCACTTAGCTTGTGACGCTCAATAATGTATTGAGCTTCTTCCATGTTAGTAGCATCAGGATCGGGATAGAAGTTCCAGATGGACACATGTGATGTCTCTGGTACTGTTTTCATCTCAGGCCTGTAAGTGCCTTCTTCATCCCAACTTGGATATTCTTTGGTCTTAGCAAATGGACCCTTCATGATGCCTGTACCAAACAGAGCCATCTCAAAGGCAGTGGAACGCAGGTGTTTATTAGCACCACTTTCGTCTAGCTGGTCATGTATCTTCTTCTCCATCTTCTTAGCTGCTACCATAGCAGGATGGAATGTGATGGAGGAAGGTGTTACACCCGGACCTTCCTTCAAACCTTCTTGACTTTCAAGCTGACCCTTCAATGGACCAAGACGCTCCATCAAAGAAGAAAGTGTAGCACCGGGTGCTAGGTCTTTACCATCACCTTTGTACCCAAATGGTGAAGCAATCTCTGCTTCTGCACCTTCTGGTGCTTTGGGATCGATATGTACTGTATCTACTACACCATCTGGTAGCACAGTGGGATCAACACTCAGAGGAAACTTGTTATTAGCAAATAACACATCAGTGATTTGACCATATGCTGCAAGCACCTTGGTCTTTGTCACCTTAATAAATACACGACTCTTCTCTGTCTCAGTAAACTTTACTTCAGGTCCATAGATGCCACGATAGTTGCGATAGGCTTTCAACCAACGCTGTTCGTCCTGTCTACGACTCTCTTCAGATTTTGTATATCTGTCTTTTAGAAAAACTAATAAACCATCACCAGTGAATGATGCAGTTTCTCCCTGCTTTTTATCTTCTAAACCAATGGACTTATCATCCATGAAATTGTTTGTCGCCATAAATACCCTTTAATACCCAAATGTGGGGTCTGCCATCTTCATCCCAGAGCCAGCAGAATTTAATGGATTGTAATCGAACAAACTACTTCTAGGTCTGCTCATCACACCATAACGAATAGCATCATATAAGTGATCTTCAGCCTTAGTATCAATATCCTCTGGGTTTCTTTTGTCCAAAGGTATGATGGGTAGCTGAGCAATCGTATTCACACAGTTGCTTGTTATAACTAGTCTTGGTTGTTCTGTAAAGGGGTCAATTTGTAGCCTTCGATGCAGCTCATTCTTACCAGACACCCTACTACCAGCACTTCTATCCGCTGGCCTCCACCTACAACCCTCTGCAATCATCTGTTCTGCCAGTGATGGACCTGTATCACCCCGCTTATGCCAGCAACTACTGTCCAATACACCATATCTCATAGGTCCATCGTTCTCTTCAGCCCTCATTACCATGTGAGCGAGGTCTTTGGCAAGCACCTTGCTAACATATAGCTCACGATAGATAACCAATTGCTCACTTGGAGACACAGCAAACCACACCACAGCACTATAACTTCCGTATCCATAGTCACAAGCCCTAAATTTAGTCCAATTACTCGGTATGTGGAATGGTTCCACTACATGAATCTGCCTATTAAACTCTGTGAAGGCTGCACCTTCAGCAATATCCCAGTTTCCTTCCAGTAGTTGCTTCCTTTGGTGCTCAGGAAGAGACAACAACATGGTTTCATAGTCACCTGTCTGCATCAAATAGGGGTTATCCGTCAACATAGCAGGGATAAACCTACGCTTAAACAGTGCTTGCCCCTCTTTGCTGTGTCCTTTGGGATACACTAGGGTAGTTCCACTCTCAATATCGGTAGCATCGAAGGCTTTACCCGCTGGAGAAGGGTCAATAAACATCTTCTTCACCCAAGCATGACCCGGACCACCCGGATTTGTTGTAGCTCTCATGAAGATTGGTAGGTCTGCTGCCGCTGTACGCAGTCGAGAACGCATATAGTTCCACGGAAATGGCGTATGCCACTGCGTCAACTCATCAAAACCAATCCAGCTAAATGCCAAACCCTGATATCTCAATACATCTTCATCTCTATCAAGGTAAGACATCCACAGTCTTGCCCCTGAGGGAGCTTCCCATTGCATCTTTCTCTCACTCCATTTGATGCCGGGATAAATCTTTGGATAAAGCTCTTGACTCTTCCAAATAAGTTCTCGAAGTTCCTCTGTAGTGTGTCGTAACAGAAGCCCAGAAAACTGTGGATGTACCATATACCTCAGTGGATCTGCAAGCATGGCATAAGATTTACCACCACCAGCAGCACCACCATATAACACTTCCCTCTCTGAGGAAGCTAAGAAGAATGTTTGAGGCCCAGCATTGGGCTTAAACAATACTTCCCTGTCATCAGCTATTGGTAGCTGTGTCTCCTCCGAGCTTGCTATCGATATATTGGGTAAGCTTGCTGTACTGTTCTGATTCGAAGTATCCTGTTTGGTCTTCCCTGCCGAGCCTCTTAGATTTTTCTTCGTACCTTTCCGCTTGCTCAAGGGCTTTTTGGAGCCTTCGGGCAAGGTTGCGGTAAGTAGTGGATTTTCGTCCATGAGTTCTTTCAGTCTTTATTCTCTTTAACAATCCCACATGACTTATCGTTCTACCTGTGGTAGTGGTAAGCCAAGCTGCTACCTGCCTAGAACTGTATTGTTTTAAATGTTTCTTAGCTAGTTCTAACGCTTCAAGCTCTGTAGGTATTGGCTGCAGGAGGCTAGGGTCTTCTTCATCTTGTCTGTAACCAAATGGTATAGTGTTTCTAATCTTTGGAATAGGTACATATGTTTCCTTTGCTTTCGGTTGAGGCAATATCCAAGCCCCTAAATCTCTCTCACTCACTGCTATCTTTGGCTGGTAAAATCATGATGCCGTTAGGTGCTGTCACCTGAACTTTCTCTGTCTTCACCAAGCCAGCCCTGTCTAACAAATCCTTAGCAGCGTTGAGCTTCTCTTTCAAGCCTAGCTCTGTGGGATCGGCAATGCCACTCACAACAGCCATAGCTGCTCTAGGGGCGTTCATAGCAATGTATAGCTGTGTAGCCTCAATCACTTCTTCCTTGAGAGTATCCATAATCATCTTGGTAGCATAGCCTTCGCTATAGCCAGCAAGCTGTCTAGCCTTGGCTGGATTGCCACCAGCCTCAGCAAATAACACCTCAATGAACTTCTTCTGTTGTTCGTTTAGTTCTCTTTTAGCCATGATTAAAATAGTCCTTGTTCATAATATTCTTCTACAGTGACAGTGGTGTCCATGCTACTACCAGCCTCTGGTGTGACTACCAAGGTGTCACCGGGATAGAGAGCAAGATAACTACCATCCAGTTTTAGATAGCCGTAGGCAGAAAGAACATAACCACCAACAATGTAATAGCTGGCACTTGCACTAGCATCTGTCCATTGAATAGAAACAGTTTTGTTATTGCCTCCATGATTGGAAACAAATAACAAATTCATCTTGGCAATGAAATTATCAGGACAAGTGTAGATGGTGTTAGCAGTTCCCGCTGTCAACACTTTCCCTACACTTCTAATCTTTGGCTCTTTGTTCACTTCTTAGCTTTCACTTTAGCTTCAGACAAAGCAATGGCAATGGCTTGCTTAGGGGAGGTAACAACTTTGCCACCTTTACCACTATGCAAGCCTTTGTCCTTAAACTCACCCATCACCTTAGCAATTTTAGCTGTTTGCTTTTTAGTAGCCATAGCTTATTTCTTCTTAGCCATCTTCTTTGGCATACCAATCATGATGGCTA